TTCTTTGTGTATTATTCCACGTCGTACTCAAGTTGGCATGTCGGTTTCCGTCTTGCGCGTAAAATTTAGTAGGTGATTATATTATGATAGATAAACTCAAATCATATATATATATATATATATATAAACAATACATCTTAAATTCTCATAGAGATGGGGTGGTAATATGATTATATTACCATCTAATTATTCAGAATATGGTGGATATGAGTATTTATTAAATAACCAAACTGAACCATTATTTTTAAAACCTGATGGAGTAAGAACCAGATATTGTATTGGATGGAATGGCTATGGTAGATATATTCCTGGTACATTAAGAGTGAAATATAATGGTGTAGATTGTAATATAACTGAAGAGGATAATGGTATATGGTATAACTTTGCTGTAGCTCCTAGTGGGAATTATAATGATTATGAAGTAAGCTATACAGTAAGACCCTTAGACTATGCATTTAGTACCGGATTGCCAGAAGGAGGATATGAAGGAGAAGAGTATTTCCTATTTCCTAACTGGAATAATGCATTAGGAGAAGGGGATGGGTTTTGGGTAGGGAAATATCAAGCCTCTAATAATGGATCTAATATCCCTCAGTCTAAATCAGGTGTAAATTTATGGGGTAGTATTACTCGCGATAGTGCTATTAATGTATGTAAGATTAAGGGCAAAGGATTTGGTATGGTTACCAATAGAAAATGGGTATCTATAGCTTTATGGTGTGATCATCATAATATATACGTTAAAGGTAATATATATGGCCAACAGACTAACAATCTTGATGGTGATTATACTACATTAACCCAAGCAGGTGGAGGATATAATGCTTATAGAGGATACCATCTTGTAACTGGTAATACTATTCCTGATACATGGAATCATAATGGTAAGAATAGTGGTATACACCATATGGTCGGTAATATATGGGAATTTATAGATGGATTAGAGAATAGATATGGTGAGATATACATATATGACGAAAGTGGGAATTATACAGATTCAGGTGTTAGTGTAAGTAGTAGTGGTAGTGGAAATATAATTGATATAACTAATACAAGTGAATCTATATTAAATGAAGGTGTAGCTAATACTATCGGTACTAATGGATATATACCAAATAATTTAAATGGAGATTATGCATGGTATAGTAATAGTCAAACTGATTTACTCATGCGCGGTGGTAGTGTGGTTCATGGTCTTCAATGTGGTCTGTGGATGTTCAATGTGAGTCCTGATCTATCGTACACGAGTTGGGATGTAGGTTTCCGTCTTGCTAAAGATTTAATATAATTTAGTAGGTGATTATATTATGATAGATAAACTTAAATCATATATATATATATATATATATATATATATAATATAACTAAGTCTTTTAGAATAGAGGTGATATAAATGCAAGTATCTTATGATAATTATGTAATTAATCAAGAATTATATAAGAGCTTTAAAGAACCTCTATTCTTAAAACCTGATGGTGTTCGTACTCGTTATCCTATAGGTTGGAATGGATATGGTAGATATATGCCAGGAAGTCTTAAAGTAAAATATAATGGCACTTATGCTGATATAACTGAAGAAGATAATGGTATATGGTATAGTTTTAATACTCCTCCTAGTGCTAGTGATAGTTATGAAGATTTTACTGTAAGTTATGTAGTAAGACCATTAGACTATGCATTTAGTGTAGGAGATGAATTAGGAGGGTATAAAGACGAAGAATACTTCTTATTCCCTAACTGGAATAATGCTAAGGGAGAAAAGAATGGCTTTTGGATAGGAAAGTATATGGCTTCTAATAAAGGTGGTAATATTCCTCAAAGTCATAAGACTGCTGGTAGATGGGGTTATATTAGTAGAGTAAATGCTATTCAATATTCCAAAAATAAAGGTGAAGGATGGCATCTTACTAGAAATCGTCAATGGGTATCTATAGCATTATGGGTAGAGCATATTGGGTTTGATTTTAGCACTTTTACAATAAATAGTCATAATAATACCGATTTAGGTATATTTGAAATGCGTGGAGATGCTGGATGGAATATTGTAGATGGTATAGAAAATCGTAATGGTGAAATATACGTGTTTAATAATACTAATACAGATTACGAAGATTTAAGAATATCTACAATTGGTAATCCAGGAACTCTTGCACTGTCTATTCGTAATGAAACCCAAGATATACTAAATGAAGGCGTGATCAATACTAAGGACAATAGTGGATTTATTCCTAAAAACTTAGAAAATAGTGCAGGATTTTTTAATAGTAATGCTACATGTGTTGTATATAGAGCAGGATCTTATAGTGATAGTAGAGCATCAAATGGGATATGGTCATTTAATAATGATAATCAAGAAACTGCTAGTTATGGCCATGTAGGATTCCGTATATCAAGAGAAGTAATGTGATGGTGATAAATATGATAGATAAACTCAAATCATATATATATATATATATATATATATAGACAATACGTCTTAAATCTCCATAGAATAGGGGTGGTATAAATGCAAGTATTCTGTGATAATTATGTAGAGAATCAGGCATTATATCATACATTTACTGAACCTCTATTCTTAAAACCTGATGGTGTTCGTACTCGTTATCCTATAGGGTGGAATGGATATGGAAGATATTTGCCGAATACACTCAAGGTAACCTATAATGGGTTACCTTGTAATATAAGTGAAGAAAGTAATGGTATATGGTTTAATTTTGATATAGCACCTGGAGCAAATACTAATTATGAAGACTATACTATAAGCTATGTAGCTAGACCATTAGACTATGCATTTAGTGTAGGATTACCAGAAGGTGGATATACTGGAGAAGAGTATTTCTTATTCCCTAACTGGAATAATGCTAAGGGTGAAGGGGATGGGTTTTGGGTAGGGAAGTGGCAAGCTAGTAATAATGGTAGTGATATTCCTCAGTCTAAATCAAATACGACTTATTTATGGGCTGGTATTACAAGAGATAATGCTATTAATCAGTGTAGAGCTAAAGGAGAAAATTTTGGCATGATGAGAAATCGCCAATGGGTTAGTATAGCTTTATGGTGTGATCATCATGAGATCTATATTAAGGGTAATATATACGGTGGTAATACCAATAACTTAGATGGTGATAATACTACACTTACGCAATGTGGTGGAGGATATCATGGTGGTAACGGTTATCATATAGTAACTGGTAATACAGTTCCAGATACTTGGAGTCATAATGGTAAATCTGGTGGTATATATAATTTAAATGGTAATGTATGGGAATTTATGGATGGTATAGAAAATAGAGGAGGTGAAATATGGATATATGATGAAAATGGAAATTATGTAGATAGTGGAGTTAGTATAGCTGCAAGTGTAAGTGGTACTGGTACTCAGATAAAAGATATAAGTAATACAAGTGAAGCTATACTTAATGAAGGTATATCTAATATAATTGATACCCAAGGCTATGTACCAAGTAATCTTAAAGGTGATGCTATGTGGAATAATAATGGAGGGCAGAATGTTCTCATACGTAGTGGTTGCTCGTATTATGGTCTCCAGTGTGGCCTCTGGACGTTCTCTGTGCTCAATCCCTTGTCGGTCTCGGGTTGGGAACTTTGTTTCAGACTAACTAAAGACTTGGAATAAAGTATAATATAGGAGGTGATTCTATATGACTAATGTAGTAGAACAAGTTATTATAGAAGAATTAGAAAGAGAAGATCTTGTAGAAGATATTGTTGATGATTACGCTTTCAATAGTGCTATCGACACCAATATGTGTTTTGATGAAGATACTGGTGAATATGATCCTGACGCTGGAATGTTATTCCCACAGGTTTAATATATTTTTTATAAGGAGGAACCCATAATGCTTTCTCAAGAGATTATAGATAATATGAGAGAAGGTCATTTTGATGACTTGATTTTAGAGAATATTGATCATACTCTCATCGATGTAGATATCGATGATGAGTTTGAAGCAGAAGATACTTTCTTAGAGGATTCTACTATATTAGAATCTGCTGATCATATATTTGATATTTAACGATCTAACAGTTAAATAATTTCTATCAATATCTCTCTTAAAGGAGGAAATGTAAAAATGAGTGTTAATACACCTAAATTAGTAGAGAAGAAGCGAGTTAATGTACATTGTGCTCGTCCATTTCGTATTGGTCATACTCCCTTTGCTGGTGTATGCAGTAAGCTCGTATTGAGTGTAAAAGATATTTCTATCTGTCTTGAGAATAAGGCTCTTGTACGAGAGATTCTTAAAAATGGTGAATTGGTTCCACTTGACTTCACTAACTACAATACTTGGAATGGTCCTTCTGATGTAGAACCTGATGCAGAAGAATCCATTGCAGAAAACTTCAAAGAAGCTGAAGTTAAAGTATTAGATAATAAAGGTGAAGTAAAGAAGGTTCTTAATGAAAAGAAATCTGAACCTAAAGTAATTATTACACAAAAGGCTTATACTGAAGAATCGAAAGCAGAAGTTAAACCTGTTGTAGAAGAGGTAGTTAAATCTACTGCTGAAGTTGATGCAGTTAATGTTAAAAATGATATTGTTGATGGTAAAGTTGAAGTAGACGAAAAGCCTGCTGATAACTCCAACAACAATAAGCATAATAGCAACAACTTTAAGAAGAATAAATTCAAATAATATATACACAGCACTAGGGATACTCTCCCTAGTGCTTTTAAAACCCTATTTCGAAACATTTGTGTAATTATATAATATATGGAGAATAGGGGTGTTTTAATTGGAGAATAATCAGCCTATTGGTTGCATAATATGTGAAGGTACAACAGAAGCTATAGAGTTTAAAAGAAAAGAGATTACTAAAAGTGGTTTCCTTGTAGCTGAAGGTGTTATACAGAGAGCTAATGAATTAAATCGTAATCGTAGATTTTACCCTTTAGAAGAATTAGCTAAAGGTATATATTCTAAACGTACTCAAGAATTAGTATCTACAGGTAATTTTAAAGGTGAAGCTGGTCATCCTACAGATACTTCTCTTACTCGTCAAGCTAAAGTAGATCCTACTAATGAGCAAGTATGGTATAAGAAGATATGGATGGAAGGAGACTTAGTCAAAGCTCACTTCTGTGGAACTAATAATGAATTAGGCAGATCTTTCAATGAAGACTTAAAATGTGGTCAATTACCATCTTTCTCTCTTAGAGCTGTTGGGGCATTAATGAATGAAAACGGCCGTAACACTGTTCGTAATATGCAAATCATTACATATGATCGTGTTTATTGGCCTTCTCACTCTGGCGCTTATACTTCTCATGTAATTACTACTGAATCTGCACTTGGAGAATCTTCTGCTATTAAACAGTATACTATTTCTGAAAATGATTATTTCTATGCTAAAGCATCTGAGATTAATAAACTCTCTGAAGCAGGTAATGCAGTAGATTTAGATGAAGAGATTGTCACTCCTCTTACTCAGAAAGAGATGAATAATTTCATTGTATCCGAATCTGCTAATATTCGTAGTGTGATAGATACGTTTAGTGTATTATATGAGACTATGGAGTTAGATCCTACTGTAAATATTGTTACCATGAAAAATATTTATGGAGATACTATAAAACTCTCTCTTGAAAGTGCAGTGAAGAAAGAAATTTTACACGCTATAAATGATTTGTTTTAATAAAATCTAGGTGGATCACAGAAGATCCACCTACTAATTTGTAAAGGAGAGTCTGTATAATGATTATTGTATTTGAAGGTCCAGATGGTAGTGGTAAATCTACACTAATTAAAAAAGTAGCTGATTATTTGCATGATAAGAATTTTAAAGTAGAGATTACCAAATTTCCTAATGAAGAGCATTTTCTTGGTTGGGAAATAAGACAGATGCTATCCTCTAAAATGCATATGCCTCCTATAGATATATTTCAATCATTATACATAGAGAATTTCATAGATACTAATATTCATTATATAAACCCCACATTAAAATATGAACCTGATACTATATTTCTTATAGATAGAATCCCTTCATTCTCCTCTTTTGTATATTCTAGTATAAATTTTGGTAATTTATATAATACCGTAACAAATGATCTTAGTAGAACTTTGCATACTAAAGATCTTGTAGCGTTTCCTGCTGCAAAGCCTACTTTTGACATCATCAATAAGTATTATTGTGGGTTAGACTACCCAATAGACTTGGTTGTTATGCTTAAACCTCCTGTAAAAATAACTTTAAATCATGCTAAGATTAGAGAAGATTCTAAAAAAGAAATAGAATTATACGATAAAAGTGATATGATAATGTGGCAAGACGTAGAGTATACTTTTTATTATGAAATTTTTGCTAAAGAAAGTAATTTCACCGAATTCTTAAAATTTGATGAATGGAATCTCAATTTACCTGAAAAAGATAATTATGATAGAATAGAAAAAGAATTTATGACCATCTTAACCGATAGATTAGGAGGTTATAACAATGACGTTGTGGAAAAAGCTGCTACTAAGACTAACAGTACAGATTAAAATTATACACTTACTTATAAAACACCTTAAAGATAAATGGGCTGGGCAATGGTCATCTTCTATAGCAACTATATTCATTTTATTACTGGGAGCTATATTACCAGTAATAACGGTTTCTATATATGGAGAAAGTTATTTTGGAGATTACTGCGTTATAGTATTCGTATACCAACTATTATTTTGGAGTTGTTTAGTATTTCTAGCATTCATGAATAAATCCTTGATGATTACAAGAATGGTACAAAAATTTGAATATGCATCTATTACCTATAGATTTATGAATGAATGTTATCATAAGATAATAGAAGAGTATAAGAATTTTAAGAAACTTAAAATAGAGCACGATAGATATTATAACGAGAAATACTATGCCATATTTATCCTAAACACTATCTATATAACTATATTCAAACTGTATTTTGATAATCTTGCTACTATGGAGCAATCATTAGATGCTCATCTTACAGATACTGATAATATAATCCAATTATACCATGATAGAAGATTTATGGATTATTACTCAAGAATATTCTTCTCTCTAAAAGATTCAGATGCAGATGAATTAGCTTATCAGAATCTTATCAATATGATATACGACGAGGTATATGATATACTGGAACCATATAAATGGTTTGGAGAAAGATTTAATAAAGATGACATACTGAAATTTATTGAGTATGTGTTGAATAGATGGTTTAGCAACGTAATATTCTTAGGAATCAATAAAGCAAAAATGTATACGAGAAAACAATCATTATAAAAAAATATGATAGAGAGGTTAATACCTCTCTATCATAAATTTTTCATACATGATAAGCAATAGATATATCTGGAAGCATCGATTTGATATTAATTGCAAACCCCCAATCATTCTCTCCTGCAGAATGATTGAAATACATTTTAGATAATTTATTAATCCACTTAGATACAGAAATAGTGGAATAGTCTTCCAATAAGGAAAAGATATTTAGCACATTAAATATTCTTTCAGGGTTTACATAATTACCATTAGAGTATATCAAATCGAAATTAATAAGTGTATTATAGCTGTAAACTATAAGATATAGATTTTGTATATTATATCTTTTTATTATATCATCTACAGTCATTCCTTTTGTGGCATTATTTTCCGAATTATTATATGATGATAAAAACTCGTCTTCTATCATAAACAATGCTGCATCTAATGGAGAAGTCCATCTATAATACGAATTTGCATATTGTTTTATATCACCTACTTTATTTTTTATCTTATAACCAGATTTTTCATACTGAAAGTTTATAGCATCCAAAACATATTTTTTACATAATTTAAGATCTATATCCAACCAACTGAATACGCTTTTTAAATTCTCTATATAGTATAACGTCATTGCATGGCAAGATACCTCATTGATGAATGCTATTTCCTCTTCACTTATCATTCCATTAAATGCCATTACTTTTGGTATTCTCATATTTTGATCTACATGCAATAACTCATGCACAATAGTATAGAATAATCTAGTATCAAAAGCTTCGACTGTTTTTTCTTGCATTATGGAATGAACGTTTATATTTATAGAATTGAATAATGATGACCCGAAATATCTATAATCAGTTATAAATCCTATATGCTTAGCCATTATTACTTTATTTACTACACCATTTAGCTGTTTGATTAGGTATTCAGCTAATTGGCAGTTATGACTATAACTATTCCTATCATAAATATCTTTATTCAATACTTCTAATCCATCTGTAAATCCTGTATAAAAATTTTTACCACTTAAAAACACTTACACTCATCTCCTATAATCAACAAACGTAATTTCAGTATTTTCTTCATCTAACTCTACTTTCATTACGCAGGTGTTTCCCTCAGACTTAATATTTACTTTACTACCTACATGCTTTATTGTAATTATATTCACAGTCGGTAAAATCACTCTCCAATCATTATATATACTATTTCTCATAATATCCACTTCTAAATCTGGTTTATACTTAGATACTGATACTTTCAATACAAAATTACTGAAGTTATTATCTTTTATTAGATTCTCTATTCTTAACTCAGGAAACTCAAGACTATAATAAAACGTATACCTATCTATTAGATATAATAACTTATCCAATGGATTCGTAATTTTAAAATAAAAACGTAAAAAATAATCAACCCCTCTTACAACCAATTCATCATACCAGACTGATGGGTCTGGTAAAACCAGCTTAATATTTGTAGTATATTCAATCTCCGTTTTAATACGGTTTACTACATTATACGTTAATGCATGGCAAGATAATTCTTTTAATTTAGCTCCTACTTTTGATCCATATGGAGATTCATCATAAGCTCTTTGATTTTGCTCTAAATGCAATAACTCATGTATTACTACATAACAAATCATACCGAATACTTTACTTCTATCTAGCATATTACCATTCCTACTGATAGTAGTAGATAGTATATTTGGAAGATAGATATAAACTATACTTCCTTCACTTAACCCAGAATAATAGATATCAGGATTGATATCGAATATAATGGAAGTTGCTGGAAATACATTATTTACTATACCATTATAACGATCAAATACATATGATGCAAAGTTCTTCATCTCCATATAAGTAATATTGTTGTTTTGAGTATTTAGCATATTTTAATTCCTCCTCATATTTATAGTATATAATCGTCTTAGATAATAAAAAAAGACTACCCAAAATGAGTAGCCTTTATGTATGTATGAGACAATAGTGTTACCATTCAATGATAACACTGTCGTCCCATGTGGTCATGCGGATCTTGTATCCGTTTTCAACCAACAATTGTTTGATCACCTCCTTTTCTAAGCAATCAAAGTCGTATAACTTGATTTCTAACTTATTGCAGTTTGTCTTTGCTGCGGCAATCAATTTCTGGTTCAACATGTATTCCATGCATCTTCTCACACGATTGAAATTCTGAAATGCACGGATCTCGTTTGCCTTTACCATATAAATCTCCTCCTTGTTGATATAAGGGCTACTGTTTTACATGACACTCACTTTGGCATCACAACCTTACTATCACTATTATAATATATAATCGAAATATATTATCTTTACACTATTTTTAGAGTATCACAGTAATTTAACTAAAAAAAGACCGCCCAAGATGGACGGCCTTTTTTGAAGAAAGTAAGTTACCAAGAGATGACCATGTCACCTTCTTGGTTATAGATTACATGGTAATCTTCCCTCTCCAGCGCATTCTGCAAATAGTTTATTTCGTTTTCACTTAATCGACCCATTATTCCATAAACGGTTGTGTTTTTGCCACTTTTAGCGGCTTTTACTATAGCGTCTTCAGTTCCTTTTTCCAGTTTATCCTTCAATTCATTTACTTTCAAAAACACTGAATGCATATAGGAACCATCGATTTCGTAGTCGTATAGATACACAACTACATTACCATCCTGAAGGATAAAAGCGCATCCTAATTCATACAACATGTCAGTTAAACTTTCCGAATAATTTGCTGGATTAAGAATCAACACCGGTTCTAATTCCATTGCATTTTCTTCCAACTGTTTTTTAATTTTTTCGGATTCTCTTTCCTTTACTACTTCACTGGCCATCTTAAGTGCTTCTTTTGCGTTAATCATGATTAATCACTTCTCCTTTATTTATACAAACAATTTTTCTTATGATAATATTGCTACTATCACCTCTATAATATATAATCGAAATATATTATTTTTACACCCATTATTTACCTGACTCGACTTAGTAGTAAATAGGGATATTTCCCATAAATATATATTAAGGAGGGAAATCATGGCTATATTACCATCTAATGAACTACAGTTTAAAAGAGAAGATGTCTCTCCTCATACTGTGGAAAATAACAATATAACTATCTATTATCAACGATCTACAACAAACTCATCTTTTATAGAGATGAGTAATTATCTTAGAGGTATAGGAGTTCGTAACTATAGATTTATGCTTGCTTTATTAGATAAAGACCTTGCTGGTATAGATCCACATGATCCTAATCTACCAGAGATTTATAAGTATAAAGTCTTAGCAGAAGTAAGAAATAATATATGGTACTTCTTAAGAGAAGTAGTAAGAATACCAGCATCAGGTGAGCCTAGTAAGTTTATACTTAATCGAGGAAATATGGCATTTATTTATATGGCTTCCATGAATATAAATACTATTGAGATACAACCTCGTCAGACTGGTAAAACAATAGGTGCTGCTTGCTTCTATTGCCATATATACAACTTCCGAACTCAAAATACTCAGATATCATTATTGAATAAAGAGTTTAAAGACTCTAAAGAAAATCTTGGTCGTATAAGAGCTATACGAGATTTATTACCATCTTATTTAAGATTTGATGCTTTATTCTCTGAGGTAAATGGTAAACGTACTAAAGTAAAAACTACCCAAGAGTTTATGGAGAATGCTATAAACCATAATAAATTAAGAACCTATGCTAAAGCAAGAAATGAGTTAGCAGCGGCTAATTTATTACGTGGTCAGACTTTCCCATTACTTTGGGTCGACGAGTTTGCATTCGTACCATGGATTAAAACTATTTATGGTAATATGATACCAGCAATGTCGAAGGCTACAGAAATTGCTAGAGCTAATGGTGTACCTTATGGAATAAACTATACTACTACCCCTGGATTCTTAACTACCGAAGAAGGTAAGTATGCTTATCAAATGATTCATATGGCTACACAGTTTAATGAAGCTTGGTATGACTTAAACTATTTCCAGATAATGGATATCATAACTGCAAATCGTATGTCGAACTTTGTATTTATACAGTTTAATTATCAGCAGTTAGGATATTCGGAAGAATGGTTCTATGAAAGATGTAAAGAAGCTGGATGGGATTGGCCACTTATTAGACGTGAGTATATGCTTGAGTGGTCTGATGAAGCAGAGAACTGCCCATTCACTAAAGAAGAGTTAGATATCGTAGCTAAATTCTGTAAGAAACCTAAGAAGACTGTACTCATATTTGGTAAATACGAACTTAAAGTATTTGAAGAGATTCCTCTTAAGACTAACTTAGTTCCTAAATATCCTCCGATTATTGGTGTTGACCCATCTGGTGGTGTATCACAAGACTGGAGTTGTTTAACCTTTGTAGACTCTAAAACTACTAGAGTATTTGCAGAGATGAGATGTAATACTATAAGTCTTATAGACTTAGCTAGAGTTATAGAGTATATCGTATTGAATATGATGCCCAATGCAGTTATCAATATAGAAAGAAATGGAGTAGCGGAAGCGATCTCAGCATAAAAAGTAATTTTTATGTTTCGACAGTGTTTATTGCTTTGAAGAAGGTTAGAGCCTATTAGCCACAACGCAATCTGTGAAGATAAACGTGATGGATTAAAAAGTAATAGGATTCCTTTGTTTAGCAGCGAATAAACTCTACGGAGTTTAACGTCCAACGATCATCTCCTGACGGGAGAGTAGACCCACAAGCTTATGGTGGAAGAAAAATCCTGGTCCTAATATATTCATATTAGGAATGACAAATGATCTGGTCACGTTCTGTAATGGAAGTGCTTGGAATATATACCAAGAGTATAGAGTTGCGTCTATATGAAACACAACGGTTATGGTCTTTCTATTATTGGTAGACTTAAAGAGTCTAGAGTAAAACGTAATCTCTATTATGAAATTAAAGATAAAGTCGTAGAAGAAGTAATGCAGAATGGTAAACCAGTTAGAGTTACTAGAAAGACTAAATGCTTTGGTTTACATTCTAATCATGAAATAAGAAATCTTCTTATAGAGATTCTTAGAGAGAGAATGAATTTCCATAAAGATAAATTCATATCTCCTACCTTATATGAAGAAATGAGAGGATTGGAAGTAAAACGTAATGGTAAAGTAGAGCATTCTGATCTTACCCATGATGACCAAATATTCTCCTATTTAATGGCTCTTTATGTATGGTATGAAGGAAAAAATCTTAGAGAAGACTTTGGTATAGAAAAATCTGGTATTAAAACTGAAGAGTCTATAGATGAAGAAATAGAGTTAGTAACAGGTCCAGGATCTGGAGTTGATATGACTAAAGCTATGGCTGCTGTTAATAGACCTCCAGATGCAGCTGATTCTATATTAACTACCCAATTAGCACAATTAGCGAAAGCTAAAGGTCTTTTATTCTCTGAATTTGTAGAGCAACAAAGAAAAGCTGATGAAGAACACCTTAAGCAATTACTTATGAATCCTAGAGATAAAGAAGCTTATGCTAGATTCTATGGTGTATCTCCTGATGCTGTAGATGTAGACTCTAATAGAGACTCTTTCTCTGAAACTATGCAAAACTTACCAGATTCCGTATTCTTAGACTTTAATGTACCAGAAGAAGAGTTATCTAATGACTCTATATATCGTACTCTTAATTCTAGCAATATGAATCCTGTTATAGCTGAAAGAGAAATATATGAAGACTCTATACATTAATATAGCAGACTGAGGTACTATACCTCAGTCTCTTACTTTTGATTTATCCAGAAACAATTTTATAAATACTAGAAAGGAAGGTATTATAATGAATAGTTTTTTAATGAATAGTAAAGAGTATGAAATTCAAGCTAATAATCAATTGTCTTCCATTCTTTCTCAATTCGATGAGCAATACATTATGGATATCATGGATGATACCATGCAGATGAGATTGAACTCATTTGAATTGATGAGAGCTCCTATGATTGTTGAGGGATTTGAAGAAAACTTCCGTAGCTATATGGAAGTATATCCTGCTCAGCAAGAGCTTATTAAACAACGTAGAGCTGATATTTATAGAGAGATTATAGATCACATCTGTAAAAGATTCGATTTAGCTTTTACAGAATCAGATGATCTTGATCTCTATACTATGGCTTATTATCTTTATGATTTCTTCATTTCTGGTTTTAACCAATACTTGGTAAATTTCTATACTACTTATATCAATAGAGAGAAAGATAATATCTATTCTTCTATGGGATTAGAGTCTCTCAGTAAAAATAAAGATATGTCTACCAACTATGGTAAGATGTCTTTTAGTATGGATAAAAACATTGCTGTTATAGTAGCAAATCTTCCTTCAGTATTAAGCAATCTTAGATCTATTCATATTACAGATGATTATATTCTGGATACTATTTATAGAAGCCCAGATGTAACTGCATTATTCTTAAATCACATATTAGCTAAGACTCCATTATTTACTATCTTTAATAATATCCTATTCAATCCTCATCTTTATCCTATCATTATTACACATATTAGATTGGCATTCCAGATGGAATATGCTAGTGCTATGAATACAGAAGCTGTAGATAAAGAATGATATATACCTTTCGGAGGAATGTAAAATGAAAAAGAAAGAACTTTTAGAGTTAGAAGAAGACGATATCGTAGAGCGTAATACAAAAAACATGTTTATCCCTATATTTGGTAAAGAGATTGCTAATAAGTTTATTGATGTCTATAATGCTAAATTAGAAGATAGAGATAATAAGATGCATGAACTTTATAACGATATCAAATCCAAATATGGATTTGATGAGTCTAAAGCTCCTATCGTTAAGTACATTAATTCCATTATTATCGCTTATAAACTTGGATCTCTTATTAGTCTTCCAACTCCTTTATTATTAGAGGCTAATAGACAGCATAATTTAACTAAGATTACTTCTAAACAAGTAAGACTTAATAGAGCTATTGAAAATCTTTATACTATTACTGATAGAGCTGGATTTGATTTTGATTGTTATTTATTACCAGATATGCTGAAGAAGTTTACTGTTTCTCATGGTTATATTAGAAGAAATAGTAAGTTAATGGATGTAGCTGATGATTATGAAATGGAAATGTATTTTACTGCTTTATTGAGTAAGTATGCTAAAACTATTCCTTATACTGGTATAAGCCAGATGTGGTTTGTACTTATACTTATGAAAACCATATCAGATCTTACTTATTACCCAATGAGTAAAGTAGGAGAGAATAAAGATATAAGAACTAAAGTATCCAATCTTATCAATGTAATGAATTACGTTTATAAAAAAGAATCTGAACGTAAGAATGATACTGGTACGAAAGAATATGCTAAGATGGATCTTACCAAAGTATCTACAAATAAATTCTCATCTTCATCTATAGATGAAATCAAAGAAGATGGCACTGTAAAGATTATAGAAGAAGAAGTGTAAATTTATTGGGGAGTAATGCGGAATGAGTAAGATTTTTATATTTGGCACTGATGAACCTACACTTACTATACACGTTGCTACAGATTGTGCTAATGCTTGTAGCTTTTGTGTAAATAAAAGAATGTATCAAAATAGTGAAGTTAAATTTACAACTAATTATAATAAATGGAGTAATATCAAAACTACTTTAAAAGACTTATTAGAAAAATATCCAGAAATGTGCCGTAATATAGTAATCTCTGGAGGAGAACCTTTAGTGGATTATTTTAATTTAAAAGAAGTTATTTTTCCTATTTTAGTTGAATATAAAAACAAAAAAGTTATAAATAAGATATACTTAAATACATATCTTCCGAATATTGATAATTTCGTAGATATGTGTATCAATTATGCTTCTGGTCCTAATAGACTTATAGATGGTATTTCTGTATCTAGACCTAATCTTTCAGTAGATGAATTTAATAATTATCCATATGGTGAAGGAAATAGAGATATACTCTTTAGGATAATGAATGAATTCAAAGCTAATTTCGCTTATGAGCATGATATGCCATCTATTAGGGTAAATGCTATTATTAGATATAATGGTATAGATTTGAAAAAGATTGCAGAATTATATACAAAAGCTGGTATTAAAGTTAGTTTAAGAGAAGACTTCTCTGAAGAAAATAATACTACTATTCATAAACTTACTTCAAATCAGAAAAAACGTTATGATGATTTAAACCCCGTATTTGTTGGTGGTTGTAATGCTTGTGCTACATTTAATACTTCAATGGATGATGTAACTATCCATAAAGGATTAGAGCATACTTCACATCAACTTGATATAGGTAAAAATACTTTGATTGAAGTAATAGACTTTATAATAGATCCTATAGGTAATGTATATTATGATTGGATTTCTACAGAATCTGATAGAAAGTTATATAAATTTGATTATAAAACTAATAAAGTAGATCACATTCACTCTAGAGAAGGTAGTGTTATATCTATTTTTGATACTACTGGTTGTAGAGTTAAAGTTAGTGATGAAGATGAAGAAGAAAATAAAAAAGAATTTATAAATCGAATAATTGATAATATCAAATATTCTTCAGATTCTTCTTCTTGTGAATGTGAAGCTTGTAAGAAGACACAAGAAAAATGGGATAAGATAGCAAAGAATGTAGAAGATTCCAAAATATTTGGTTATACAAGTTTAATTAATAATAGACCTATAGTATCTTGTGGTTACACTAATCTTTGTTAAAGGGAGTAATGTAAAATGCGTTATGTAAAGAAACCTATTGTTGTAGAAGCTTTCCAGTTAAAAGTAGATTGTCTTACTGAAGATGCTCAGCCTAATCTTCCTGATTGGGCTATTAAAGCACTTAAAAATGGAGTACTTATGGGAGATCCTGATCATAAATCTACTTGGATTAAAACCCTTGAAGGATTAATGCATGCTTCTAAATATGATTATATCATTCAGGGTATTAAAGGTGAGCTTTATGCTTGTAAACCTGATGTGTTTAAAAAGACTTATGAACGTGTAGTAGGATAAATCTCCTTTTCTTCACATCTTAGTAAATAACTAAGATAAGGAGGAATCGTAATGTCTTGCAATTGCGGTAAAGATCATATCCATGGACCAATAATGCCACCAAAACCCCATATGTGGTATGGAAACGATTGTAATAGTGTAAATAGAGTATTTGCACCTGGGAAAACTGCTTTTAATGGAACTCCTAACCATTTTTATGGTTGTGATATACAAATGAGAACTTCTCTTGTTAATCCTGGTGTAATGAGTGGATTATATAGAGAATGTGGTCCTCTTAATTGTTCCTGCTGTGGTGCTGGTATAGTAAAAAGCTTAGTAGGCGTAGATACTCAAGCTATGATTGTTTTAGCTGTTACCTTTAACTATAGTAATTGCCAATTCAATGAAACCATCGAAATCATTCCTGGTAATATTTATACTATGGAATATGTGGAAGATGGTTGTATGAATAAGATAACTGGTTTAGTTAAAACTATCTATAGAGTGAATACTTTAGATGAGGAGACTAATATCTATAAAATCATGGTAGACTGCTCCAGTAACTACACTAATAATGTAGTAGTAATCTCTACTGACCAACTTAGAGGTTGTAGAAAATTCGTTAAATATGCTGAAGAAGAAACCAAGATTTCTGTAGCTACACATAATTACGGTACTACTATAGCTAATACTATAGAAAATGCTGTGGTTATTAATGCTGAATTAGACTCCAATCATAATATCATTAAAGGAACTATTGTAGAAGGTACTATTACTGATGGTAGAACTTCAGATGGTGTTTGCTATGGTAAAAATCAGAATGATCATCAAATCACTTTAATCCATGCTACTAGTATAGGAGGCTCTATTACTGGTGGATTTATATTGAATGGTGTGGTTAAAGATGGTGATGTAACTGGTGAAGAAAATGGTAATACCGGATTCGTTACTCATGGTAAGATTAAAGGTACTATTGGTAATGTAGTTATAGTAAACACTCGCGTATCTGGTTCTTATACAACTGGAGAATCTGGAGATGTAATAGATCCTACAATGTATAACTCCATTGTAGTAAATGCTATGATTACTGATACAGATCCGAATAATCAGATGATTACTACTGGTGGAATAACTGCTGGTAATGTAACTACAGGAGGAACTACCACTGGTGGTGCTGGTCATGGTGGAACTGCATATGGTAATATAAATGGTGAATCATTTACTATCATAGGTGGAGTTACAAAATCATCTAGTGGTTCTACTTTAACTACTACTGGTGGTACTGTAGTTGGTGGTAAGATTACTGGTGGTAAACAAATCGGAAATGTAGTTTATGGTGCTACTATTATTGGTGGTACTGTAACTGGTGGTATTACTACTAATGGCGATACTTCAGTTGATGGCGGCGATCTTATTCCTGGTAATTCTTCAAAAGAATTCCCAATACTTGCTGCTAGTGTATACAATCCCGATAATGATAAACAAAAACCGAATAAACCATTAGGATATAGTAATGATAATCTCTTGCTTATGACTGATAAATATGAGCATGGATTCTATACAAATTTTGGTACAGCATATATCCAAGGTATAGATGACCATCCTCCAATTGATAAGAATAAGTAAAAATATTCTCAGTATTTTATATTGAGTTCATATTAAAGGAGAGATACCAATGGAAGAAACTATGGAACTTCAAAATGATCAGCAATTGATATCTTATCTGAAATCTAAGAATGTAAATTACCGTTTATTCGATTTTAGAGAGAAAGACGGTAAACCTATATTCAAAGATGTACCTTTTACCTCTGCTGATGACTTCTCCAATATAATTGCTTATAGGCGTTATTATGAGAATCCTAAATTATGGCAATTGTGTATCAATAAGAATTTTGCTCCTGCTATAAACTATTTTATAGATAAAAAGAAAGACTGTATTGATAGATTATTAGTAGTAAATATGATGGGGTTTGAACCTTATTTTAAGAAAGTTGCTGCTAATTACTTCGATCTTCTTACTGATGAGCAAGAGAAGATTATTGATATGGATTTTCTTATAATGGAAGCTATAGAAGTTAATGATGCAGATGCTTATTTCTTTTTACATAAATTAGCAGAGACTAAAGGTATCAAGCCATTAGAAAATAACTTTGGTAATGTTGGTCATGGTACTGGTATTACTAGAGCTATAATTTCTTGTGGTGATTCAGAAATTACAAGAGATCTTTTGAAGTATAATCTCGATCCTTCCTTGGATGATCATATGAGCTATATCAATGCTTGCCGTAAAGGTTTATATAGCATAGCTTTACAGCTTATAGGGAAAGGTGCTAAAGTGTTTACCAAACACAATCTCGCTTACAAAATGATTAAGCGTAATGATGAGATTGGTACTATATCCCAAATGACTGAAAAAGATAAATATGCTAAGAAGAACTTATTGGCTATTTATTGCTAAATAATAGACGAGAGGGTTGATTCCCTCTCGTCTTTAACTTGCGCGACAATTATTTAATCTAATACCATATAGGGAGGAATTTATAATGGCTGATAATACATTACCATCTTTTGTAAAAGAAAAAGACGGTAAACTTATCTTCTCTTCTAAGACTGAAGAGATGGTTGCATATATACCAGAAAAGTATTTTGATCGTAAAGTAGCAGAGCAGCAAGGTGAATACGTAGAAGTAATGGGTATATTTAACTATACCGTGCAGAATCTTAAGACTGGTAGAAATATTGGTTTAAAGAGTTTCCGTTATCCTACTATGTTTACCACTAAACCTGGTGAGATAGAGAAAGTAAAAGACTTAAAACTCACTGCAGATTCCGATTTGGAAGATTATAGAGTATTTCATTATAAAGAAGGAGATGAAATAACATCTTCTACTGAAACTACCAAATTCATTGGTAATGTGGAAAAGTTTATCAATCTCTGGTATATACTAGGATACATTACCAATACCATTCCTGTAGATAAACTGCATGAGTATATCATAGATAATATGTCTCTCAATGGCAACTCTTATGGCTTAAATGCACAGATGTTTGGATTTACACTATCCGAATTATGCAGAAGTAAAGATGATCCTAGTGTACCATTTAGATTATCTGGTACTAATAATATGCATGCTTATAGGTCTATGAGTGTTAAGAATATATCCAAACTTATATCTCCATATACTGCTATTATATCAGAAGACTTTGATGAAGCATTGCTTTATGCTATGATGAATGATACTCCTAAAGATACTCCATTAGAGAAAATACTCGTTGGTGAGCAAGATTAATTACTATTCCTCCACAGCCCGAATGGGGGCATTTTTAAACATATATATAATCAGGTATTACATCTTATTGAAAGGTTTAAGTGTAACTGATAATTATGAGTTTAAAAATAAATAAATTAGATGAAGCCGGTAAGTTCATGGCTTCATTAAATTTATGAAAAAGGAGGAAAAAATCTCATGGCAGCTGTTGGAACAACTTTTATTTGGGATGACCAATCTGCTATAGCGAACATTAATTTGCCAGAAGCAGATAATGTTGATCGCCCTATATATATGACTGTAGTTACTGCTGATAAGGGATATGAAGAATGGCAGCACAAAGTGTATGGCAATGACTTCTATAGAATCTATGGGAAAAACATTAGTTTCAAACGTCATGGCCAGCCGCTTTTACAGGCTGCTAATATTATTAATGCTGGTGGTTATCTTACCATCAAACGTGTAGTAGCAGAAGATTCTACGCTTGCTAACCTTGTGTTAGTTGCAAATCTGCAGAAGACTTCCGAACAGGAGACTGACTCTAATGGTATCTTCCTGTGGCAGTATACCGATCCTATAACTGGTAATATTGTTCAGGTATCTTCTTCTGTAGCTCCTTCTGCTGGTTCTGGTACGATTCCTGCTGGTGTTACTGTATCTCCTCTTATGGTAGATGCTGTTAACCTTACCTTCAGCTTACAGTCTATTGCTGTGTATGGTAACAATCTGAAAGCATTTGTACAGGCAGCTCGTACTACGTATGATTCCGTAGGTAAACCGTCTCTGGGTTCCAGTGGTCAGTATCCTCTCTTCTTGATTGCTGATACTGGTCGTGGTTTATCCAATAAACGTTTCCGTATCTATGCTGAAGATACTTCTTCTGTACCAGTAGACTATTATCGTTATTATCTTGAAATTTACGAGAATGGTGATCTGCTTGAAACTATTCCGTTTACTTTCAACCCGAACATCGTTGAAGGTGATAATAACGTATCTCTGCAGAATGCAGTATTAGTTAATTCTAAACAGGTACGTGCTCGCTTCTTCGATGATATCTATGAAGACCTTATCGAAAACCTTGAATATATAACCAGCATTTCCAATCTTTCTTATAAAGACATTGTCTTTGGTAAAGATGAAATGCAGGCTCCGATCAAACACTTCTACACTAACGGTAGCCCACTGTTAGACTCTGTATTTGGTAATCCGCTTCTGAGTGGTAGTAATGGTTCCTTCACGGATGCTCCTGCTCGTCTTCCGCATCTTACTGGTATGAATATCGTTGATATTGCTATCAAGAATGCTTTCTCTGGTAATACTGCAGATGGTGATGATATTTACGATCTGGATAATAACCGTATAGATTGTATCTTTGATGCCAACTATCATCAGGAAGTAAAACGTGCTATCGAACAGCTCGTTAACTTCCGTGAAGACTTAGTATACTTCCGTGATTTCGGTACTGAAATTACTGGTATTCCTCAGATTAAGATTATCGATTCCTATTGCTCTCATACCCGTTTCTGTGCTTCGTATATGAATAGTTATGATATTTATGATCCGTTTAGCCGTAAACAGATTACTGTAACGGTTACGTATGATTTGGCTGCACTCTTTGTAGACCACTTCATCAATGGTCGTATTCGTCCATTCTGCGGTCAGAAATATAAAATTATCATTCCTAGCCAGAACTTTGTTAAAGGTACACTTAATTTCAGTCCTAAACGCACTCCGAGTCAGGATCAGCGTAAGATATTCGATACTATGCGTATTAACTATCTTGCTTATTACGACGGTAACGTTCTTACAATGAACTCTGAGTATACGTCTCAGACTGAATTGACTCAGTTGTCTTGGATTAATAACGTACTGGGTACTCAGGAAATTATTAAAGCAATTCGTGTACTTTGCCCGAAGATTCGTTACTCCTTCTTAGATGGTGATGATCTGGTTCAGTATCGTAAAGATATTCAGACTATGGTTATCGACAAGTATGCTGACCGCTTCAAAGAATGCTGGATTGAGTATGCTAATGACCCGACTTACGACTCCAATAAGATTATCTATGCGGTAATCTATATTAAGTATCGTAACTTCGTACAGACTGAAGTCTTTAAGATCACGGCATTGCAGAGCTAATAGGGAGAAAGGAGGAAAATTAAATGCCAACTACAAGCACTGTTCCTTCTAGCGGAACTACGGCACAAATAAATAATATTTTCGATAACACTCTTGCTCCGATTCCTGTTACTCAGTTTACGCTGTTCCGTGGTGTAACTGACTTTACGAATCTGCAGCAGTTTGATTTATACGAAACTGGTTATAGCTTCTTAGTACTTCTTAAGATTCCTCGTTTCTTGGAAGTACTTGCTGAGCAGAATAAAACTGCTGGTGGTAGCTATGAAGCTCTTATCCAGAACTATCGTCATATTCTTGAATATGAATTTAAAGGTTGTCAGGGTATAGATGATATCTCTAGCGATACTTCTCCGTTGAGCAATGGTATTAACGAACTTAACGTTATCACCAAAGTTAATGAACAGGCTGGTTCCAACTTCCAGATGAATTACTTTGAACGTTCTGGTTCTGTAATTACTAAAGTTCATGAGCTGTATCTGCGTGGTATTAAAGATCCTCGTACTCAGGTTAAACGTTACAATGGTCTGTTAGTAGAACCGTTTACCACTCGTAATGGTACGGTTAATGTTGCTAGTACGACTACTAGCACTAATACTGGCAACATTGTTACGCAGAACCTGATGCAGGATAAAGGTTACCAGTATGAAGTATTCCACTTCTTACTGATTGTAACTGATAATACTGCATTGAATGTAGAGAAAGCATATATCCTTGCTTCTTGCCAGCCGTCTACTGCTAATACTTCTATTTACAATGTAACTCGTGGTGAGATTGGTTTCTCCGAAATGAGTCTCTCCTTTAACGGTTTCCCGATTCCGGGTCGTATTGTAACTAAGAAGGCAGTAGAGTTCTTGAAATATATTAATGCTCATACCTGTTTCGATGAAATGGAATATGGCTATAATATTCTCAAGAATACCGAATCTGGTACTGCATCTGATGTTGAAGTTGCTAATAACGCAGGCAATGAAATTAAGAGCCCGACTGTTAATGACATTGAAACTGCTAATGCTAGCTGATTATTTTAAACTCATATTTACATACATAATTCTCTCCAGGTCCTTAATTGGGCCTGGAGAGTTATAATTTGCTTATCTGGCAACAATTAAATAATTTAAAGGAGGGTTTAGTAAATGGCTAAAAAAGACAAACAAGATCTATCTTTCATCAATCCTGTTGTAAATAAGAAGCTTATTCAAAATATTCAGAATAATATAGATACTAGCTACAACAATACGTATTATACAGATAATAATGACTCTAAATATATAGATGCTATACGCCGTAGAATGGATGCTGACCTTAATAGCATGATGGATAAATCCAAAATGCGTAATAATGGTAACTCCATGAGTAAGCTCTATTCTCGTACTTTAGCTGATACAGATGAAGGTGCTATAAGAGAATTTAAAGCAGCATTACAAGACGAAACTATGCTATCAGATTTGATGGATATGTATTCTCAGAATGCTATTCAAAGAGATCTTGATAGAGAAATTGATGTAGTATGTAAATACGTTCCTAAACTTGAGAAAGCATTAAAGATTAAAATGGACCACGTATTATGCGCTGACCATTTTAATAAAAACAATCTCACTTATAATATACTTACTAATGAAACTGGTAAGAATGCTCAAGATAGCTCTAATGATACTGCATCTCAGTATGCATCTAAATCTGATATAGAGTCTTTTAGAAAGAAATATGATTTGGATAATAAGTTTAAAGTATTCTATGATAAGACTGCTAAATATGGTGAAGAGTTTATTTATATCATCTCTTATAATAAAGCAATGAAGAGATTGCTTACTAAGAATGCTACTAGTAAAGCAGGTTTATTATCTGAAGATGGTATACTTAATGAATCTGATTTAGAATCGTTTATGGAAAGTAATTGTAAGAAAATTACTTTTGTATATTCAGAGAATTTTGTTACAGAAGAATCTCATATAGATAAATCTACAGTAGATACTTTCTTGAGTGAAAATTGTTGTGTAATGGAAGACATTGATGATCCTAGTACTGAATATACTATAAATAATATGCTAGAAAGTGAAGAATCTAAATTTGGCAAGCTAGAGGTCGAATTTAACGATTCTGGGGTTATACCCAGTGTCTTGCTAGAAATAAGCCAAGCAAAACGTATTTCGAAGATTACAGAGGCTATAAATGAGGCGGATACGCTTGCTTCTAGTGGCACATATCTCTCTAATTCTTCATACCTAAAAAATATGAATAAAGAATTTGAGAAATTTGCTAAAGGTGGTACTCTTAAATCTCCTGATAAATTGGCTATAGATGGTTTCGTAGATATGAAGAAATCTAACGAAACTGATAAGAAGATTGAGTCTATTAATATCCCTGGTTGTATAGTAAGAGAGTTAGATCATACTATGGTTAAGATTCTTGCTATGAAAGATAATAATACTAAATTGGGTTATTATTATATAGAATGCAATAGAGATCTTGATAGAGACCCGCAGACTACATTCTCCAGTACGTTAGGTGGTTTGAGACCTCGTAGATCCACTAAGAATAGAGAGGATATGAATAGACCTGATATTGATGACCAGATATTAGCTAAGATTGCCAGACAGATTTCTCAGAAGATTGATGCTGAGTTTGTTAATGCTAATCAGGATATTGCTAATGAAATCTATACTATTCTTAAGTATAATAATGACCATGGAGATGGTAAGGTTAATAAGATTAGAGTAAGCTTTATACCTCCTGACGATATAATTCATATTCATTTTGATTTAAATGAAAAGACTCATAGAGGTAAGTCTGATTTACTCAAATCTTTATTCCCTGCTAAGTTGTTATCCTGCATGTATATTTCTAATGTAATTGCTTTGCTTACTAGAGGATATGATAAACGTGCATATTATGTAAGAAATAGTGCAGATACTAATATCTCTAAAGTATTGCTGAATGTAATCAATCAGATTAAACAGTCTAACTTCAATCTCAGACAGATTGAGAATATGAATAATATAATGAATATTACAGGTAGATTCAATGACTTGGTTATTCCTAGAAATATGAATGGTGAATCTCCTGTAGATTTCGAAGTTATTCCTGGTCAGAATATAGAGATTAAGACTGAATTCATGCAGATGCTTGAAGATATAGCAGTATCTATGATTATGGCTCCTGAATTGGTAAACTCTAGAGATAATGAACAGACTGCTACTCATATTACTATGACTAATACTCAGTTCCTTATTGATATATTTGAACGTCAGCAGAAGTATAAGGATATTATATCTGAGATTGCTACTAAGATATATCAGAATGAGTATGGTACTAATGATGAAATTGAGATTGAATTGCCTCCTCCGATGATGCTTAACTTTAGTAATATTTCTCAGATGCTTTCTGTAGCAAATGATATTATTCAGAATATTACTGTTATGAAGTTAGGTGCTAATCAGATGGATGAAGCTCTTAAAGCAGAGTTTACTGGCAAACTTATGGAGTATTATTTTAAGACTTTCTTACCTATGGAAGATATAAATAAACTCTATGATGAAGCTAAAGTAGAATTGGCTAAAGAGCGTCAAGAAGATCAATCCCAGATGATGGGTGCAATGGGAGGAGCACCTGAAGGTGGAGATATGGGTGGAGAACAACCTCAAATGTAAAAAAATAAAACCCATATAACACTATCATAAGTAGCTAAATGTATTCCCTCACTTTTAGTTACTATGATTATTTCTCTTTAATCTGCACGATAAGTAATTGTTTCTTCCCATCTTTTACTTATCAAGTTCATCTACCTTTCTTATTTTTAATAAAGTTTGAGGAGTCCTTGATTGGACTCCTCAGCTTTATTTTTTGTATTCAGCAATCATTGGATATTGTGTATTAGTATCCATTATAAGTCTTTTCTCTCTAGCATATATATTAGCTAAAGTACTTTCTATTAAATCATCAGTAAACGTTATCTCCTCCAATTCTGTAGCATATTTCTTATATACCTTATGACGTTTATTTCTATACCATCTAGGTATTTCTTCAAACCCAAAATCTACTAACTCTATCATCTCTGTATAATCAGAGTCTCTCAATCTACCAAATATCTGTTTAGCAGTTATAGGAGAATTGAATGGTTCTGCTAATAAGATTATCTTTTTAAGATGCTCTATATTCAATAATGCTTGTGCAGATTTAGATGTAGTTAGTATTATCTTAGCTTCCAACTGCTGTCTCTTTAACTCTTTAGGAGTGAGAGAAGTATATATCCCTATAGGATATTGGTTATAATAAAATTGTAACCATCTATAAGTCTGCAGTACTACATCATTCTTAGCAAAGTATACAGCTATTCTCCCTTCTGGTGGCATAGTAGAGAAGCATCTATCTAATGCTATTTTAAACATCTTGAAGAATACTGGTCTAGTAATGAAGTAGTCTGCATAATTCATAGCATTCATTCCATATCCACCTACATGGCAATTACCTATATCTATTGCAGATGGATGAGAGTTAAAGAAGAATGCAGTGAATCTAGCATGAGGATCTTTATCTTCATCGAATAAAGAAATCTTAGGCACAGTCTTAAAAGCATTTTGATATATAATATCTTCCTGTCTATCTGATCTTCCAGGAGTTGCAGTAAGATAATAGGTCTTCCAACAATTAGTGGCAAAATCTATCTTACAAATATTATCAAAATAAAGATGTGCTTCATCAAATATCTTAATTCCTACTCTTAAGAATTTGAAGAATTCTCTTAATGCTTCCCAACCATTTCTCTTAGCATAACTAGTAAGTGTAGCATGTGTAGCCATATAGAATCTGATTTTACTACTATCCTTATACCCATTTAGTAGTTTTTGTATATCAGCAGACCCATTAATTACACACACTTCATCTTTAGTTAAAGAGGTGAATTTAATTACATCATCTTTCCATTGTAATAACCAGTCTTGGTTAGATGTAATCATAATAGTCTTTACTGAATAAAAGCATACAGTAAATAGCATTACATAAGTCTTACCTACACCTGTATCAAGATTAAGAGATATTTGGGATTGATTTCTAGTATGCTTATATTCTTCCAATCCTAAGCAAAATCTTATTGCTTCTAACTGTCTATCATCTCTAGGAGGAGTAGTTAATTGCATATTAGAGGTTACATCATATGGATCTGGTGGTATCTTTGGAATTACATTTTCCAAACTAAGTGATTTTATTACAAAGTATAATTCTACACCACCAGGAATATATAAGTCTTTGTTTTTTACATCATATCTTATACCCATAAATCTTACTTGATGAATAGCTTTAACCCAAAAGGAAAACATTCTTTCAAGTCTTATATTATCTCCAGGGTTATAGTTGTGTATTATCATGCATGAGTTTCTGATCTCTACAGGTCCGTACATATTTACACCTCTCAAATATATAATCTCTTATAGCATAATAAGTAGGTACAACAGGATAGTATCCTTCTATCTTCATAGATTCTAGATTAAAACTAGTCATTATAGACATAGTAAAAGATTTCACTCTTACATCTTCTACAGTATTAATCCCTTTTAAATAATCTCCAAATAAAGCTAGCATTAATCTACCATTCTTTTCTCTATTTGTATCTATAGTTACAAAAGAGTGAGCTATAATAGGGCGTGATACTGCTATATTATGTTTTTGTAAAACAAACGATATACTATCTGTTAACAAATATATAGCCGATGAATTAAAACTCGTCATAGAATCTACTAAGGTTCTAGGCTCACAGGAACTATATGCAAACCAAACTGCAACAGATGCTGCATCTATTGGATAACAATCAAAGTCACTTATTAAAGAGTTTTTATAGATAACGTTCACTATTTCAGAGTTTATATCTTCAGAAAATGGTAAATATAGTACCATATTTACTTCACCATAAATAGGTTTATCTTCTTTTCTTTGTCTCATAATATTATTTCTCCATTCATTAAATAAGGAGGGAGATGTATTATCTCCCTCCCATTATTATTAACCATCCAATTCTGTAGGTTTCTTATTATTAAATGGCTTCATAAACTTCTTAAGATCTCTAGGAGCTCTATCTTTATTCTTATAATCATGGTCATACATTACAGGAGATTCTCCAGGAGCATTCCTATACTGATTAGGAATATCAAGGATTTCATGATCTACATTCATAAATTTAACAGGTTTTCTGATAAAGAATGGATCGAATACAGAAGAACCATACTTCCTGAATGTAAGAGGATAATTAAGAGATCTACTGAGTCTTCTATACATACTGCTTATAATAATAGAAGGATTATCACTCAATGCTTCATTAAGAGTAAGAATCTCATAAGGTTCATCAATATTTAACCAGTTAGGTTTAACCAATCTATCATTAATAGAGCAGATCTGATTAGAAATCAATACTTCGAGATGGATAGACATCGAGTCAATACCACCTTTGATAGTATTATTCTGCAGTCTATAAATAAGCTCACTAGCATTGAAAGATTTAGTAATAGCCTTATTATCAATAAGAGCCTCAAACTCTTCAAGTGCTTTACCAAGGTCATTATTCTCCATCTTAACTTTAAAGATAGGTTTGCCAACAAAATCGAGAAGATTGATAGATACCATATCACTATCCTCTTCGATATCAAGACTATTAGTAAATGCCTCTCTAAATGCTGTAGTAAGATAGAGTTTTACAGGTTTTCTATTGCCATCATCATCCTCTACAGTAGCAGAAAGAGTTACAGTATTACCCTCATTATCTGTAACATCAAACTCCGTAAGGTACTCATTATACATAGGCTCATCTACAATACCTTTGCTGCTGCTATAACCTTTTCTAGCATAGAAGTCGTCATCATTCTCTAACTCGATATTATCAAAGTTAAAGTTAATAGTCCAACCTTTAAGACCAGAGAAGTTTAAGTCTTTACGTATAATAACAGCATTGATATCAATATCGAAGATATTTTTAAAGATATTGTCCCAGATAATAGTCTTTACCTTAGGCTCTAATACATGCTTAGCAGACAATTTCTTCTGAGTATGCTGGGAGGTAATAAGCTCTGATGCAATACGACCAATATTAATATCATTATTCGTATATGCAAGTTTACCATAGCAATGATAACATACTCCATGACCATGTGCATGAGAATTACAGAATATAGGAGATCGTAATAAGATAGTTTTACCAATAAGCCAAGTATCTTCTTTGGTAATCTCTCTTAACGGACTCATTCTATCTAAACGATAATATCTTCCAATAAGGATATTAAGAATATCTTTATTAGGAATAAACTGATTCAGATAGTTATTAGTACCACAATCATATTCAGGATCTCTATAAAGAAACATATTCTCATTATTCAATCCTACAATACGAGCGAATTCTCCAGAATCACCTACGTTTTCTTTAGATATAATCTGTGCTACACGAGCAGATGCAGAATCAATGTAATAGTATAAAAGATTCTTCAAACCACCAGTAATGTAACTACTATTAATACGTTCATGGTAAATACTACCCTGACCATCAGGTTTAGTGCCAATATTAATAGAGTTATCTTTATATTGTTTATCATTAATACCATCAGCGGCAGCAAATGGATTACGTAAGCAATGCTCATGACCCATAATAGCTTCAGCATTTGCTATACAAGCCTTAGCTTTATTTACATACTCCATACCTTTATTCTTCATATTATCCAACGGTTCATTAGATAAGTCTACATGGATAATCTGATCATACTCTGGAGATGCATTCATCAACTCTATCGTATCTTCAAGATTTAGTGTATTCCCAAGATACAAAGCAAAGATATCTATATCTACAAATCTATAGATTGCATCAGAGATTACATTATTCAGTATTCTATTAGAATACTTAGTCTTTCTAGGAGTAATAAAGAAGTCATCTACGAATTTCTTTATAGTCTTCTTAGTAATACCATCAGAAAAGATAAGATGCTTAGGCTGAATCTTCTCATCATCTAATGCAATAATATGATACCACATAATAAGATTGAAGTAGTAATCATTAAGAGATAGGTCTATTACGTCTACAGGATCTCCAGTACCAAAATCTAAGGTAACGAAAAGATGCTGTACGTAATCAGTCTCAATCCCATCTCTTAAGATATTCAATACCCCATTGTAATGATCTAACCAATTAGATCGATCGATTTGATCTGCTCGTACATATATTTTGCCAGTTTTGACGAGCTCAGCGTAGATATAGTATCCTGCCAAATTTTCTAACACAAAATCACCCTCCAAATTTATATATTAGAAATGAAAAAAGAATAAGTTGAGTTATAAGATTGTTTTCAGACTTTTAGGATTTGAGTTTTGTACTCAAATCCATTTATATAGTCATTTTATTATCACCACCTTCACTTTTATAGTATATATCCAAAAATAGTATTGGGATGGAGTATAAAACTCCATCCCATTTTTGGAGGTATATCATCAACGAATAGCTTTCATCATATTAAAAGCCTGCGGAGATATCTTAAGCAAACGTTTCTGAGAAGCTACAGCATCCTGACGTACTGCACGACCATACTTCTGATAAATACGTTCAAGCAGACGACGTTCGTTTACACGATTCTTACGGAGAGCTTCCCAATCAGCATCGCCTTTCTCTTTTGCTTTCTGAATAGAAGCAAGATTAATACGACGTTCCAAATCAGCCTGACGAGACATACGTACAATAGCCTTACGACCAACTGCACCTGCTTCAACCAGAGTCTGGAATTCATCAGACTGGAGATACTCATTACGAGCATCTTCATTCATACGACATACTAAATCTACAATGAATTCTTCCAGAAGAGCATCAGAGTCTACAATACCATCACCTTCATAGGGTTCAACACCTTCGTCAAGGGTTTCTTCCTGAATAGGATCAGTATAATCTTGAGATTCTGTAAAAGAACCTCGTTTATCTGCAAAATACATTTAAATTCCTCCTTAAGGGTTTTATTTGTACAAATATTTTTAAAGAAATCACAGATCATTATATCTATGTTGCCCTAGCTCTTTTTTAAATATTTATAAAATCTTAAACTATTATATACTATAAATATGAGGAGGTGGATTATATGGATGATAAAATTAAAGGAGTAATCTATAAAGAATCTTATAAAAAGAAAGATGAACTAGTAAGAAATTATGCTAGAAAAAAGATACGCAATATGATGATCAATTCTGAGATTGATGATTATTTATTATTTGAGTATTTAGGAGAAATAGGGTTTCCTGCACCAGACCCTTTAGCTTATGATGAATGGTGTATAAATCTTATAAAAGAATCTATAGATATAGAAGATAGGAGGAATTGTTATGTCGCTATTTGTTTGCGATAAGTGTGGATGTATTGAGAATACTGCATTAGGTTGGTATTGGGGAGCCTTTATGAAGGATTTAACTACTAAAGAAACTTATGGTAAAGTTTTTTGTAGTGAATGTGCACCAACTGAATTTCCTGATGGAGAGAAGACTAGATTTACTGGTAAATGGCATGACCATTTTCCTAAACGGTATTTAAAAGATCTTACTGAAAAAGAGATTATAAATATGCATCTAGTGAATTATTCTATAAAAGAAATAATGAAGGAGAAAAAGAAAAATGCTAAACAAAGTAAAAAAGTTCTTTAATTCAATAGGAAAGTTTTCTAAAGATAAAACTCTAAACTCTATGTGTATTTCGTATATATTAATTACTCCAATGATGTTTATAACCTTAGCAGCAATATTTGAAGAAACTGATGATATTCTATATAAATATCGCTATGTTGTATTATATGCAGTAATGGCAGCATATGCTATCTTAAACGTATTACTATTAGAAATGGTACGTATAGAATCATCTTTGAATACGACTGGTGAGATTTTGAAGTTATTACAAAGTAACCAAACTCATTTAGAAAATCATATGCTCGAATATGAAGAATTTGATTCTAGATTTAAAGAAATAGAAAAAGTATTACAAATAAATCAGCCCTCTAAAAAAGAGGATGAATAAATCATATGATTAAAAGAGTACGCTAATATGCGTACTCTTTATTTTTGTTTTGATTATTAACTCGACCTCTTAATAAGAATAGGAGGAATAAATTATGCAAGATTTTTCGTTGAGTGAAGAGTTTAAAGAGAAAGTTCCAGATAGATTAATACTAGAAAGATATGCTAATACAATGTATACCATTGTAGCTAAAGTATGTCCTAAGTTACAACCATTTGAAATATCGGAGGCTATTAATTATAGTATAAGTAAGAGATTTAGAACCAGAGAAGTAAAGATTCATAATAATCATATCAATACATTGGATAATGTAGATATTACTAGATTGATAGATAGTCTATTAAAAGACTCTATGATCATGTCTACACAAGGTGTATTGTTTGCTAAGCATGGTACAGTAAAGAATCCATTCTATAATCTTATTCAATACTTCTTAGATAAACGTGAAGAAGCAAAAGAAAAGATGAAAACATTTCCTAAAGGTAGTAAAGAATATGATGATTATAACTTATTACAGAAGAACTACAAGGTAGCTTGTAATGCATTGTATGGTTGTGCTGGTCAGTATTCTTCTATATATTACAATCTCTATCTCTGTACTGCAGTTACAGGTCAGGGTCGTGGTTGTATCTCTGCAGCAATTACAATGTTTGAGTCGTTCTTGGCTAATAATGTAAAGTTCGGTTCTCTTACTGAAGTACTTACGTTTATAGATAATATCTGCTTAGATCTTACTAAACCACGTAAGTTCAATGACTATATGATATTAGATAGAATGATAGGAGTCGAAGAATGTTTCCTAAAAGTAATGCATAATTGTGGGTTCAATTCTTGGGTTCCATCAGATGCTGCTGTTATGGCTATATGGAATACTATAAACAACCTCAATCAAGAGCAGCTCAATATGGTTTATTATAAGAATAATCTATATGCATTCTGTGAAAATAGAGTAGTATCCGAAACAATAATACGAATACTTGTAACTCTAGATAAGCCATTCCTTAATCCTAATAAACCACCTGAAGAAATACAAGATGATCTTAAATTACTTAGAGATCTTATGTATGAATACGTATATTATCGTCATATCTATATAGATAAGATAGAACGTGTTTATACAATGATACGAGATGTGGTATTACTTACAGATACAGATTCTTGTGTAGTATCTCTTGATGAATGGTATAGATATGTATTGCCTAAGACTATGGGTATACCTATGAATATTAAGTATACAAAAGAAGAGATTATGGAAGTAACCGATAAGGTTATTATGGAATATCAACGTACTGAACCTACTAATGAATATGACTTCTATAATGATAAGTTAGTAGAGAAGAAGAGACTTACATATCCAGCTGTTATTATAGAGGAAGACAATCTTCGTTATAGTATAATCAATATAATCTCCAATATAGTATCCAGTCTTATTATGGATTATATGGTATTATTCTCAGAGAATTATAATACTAAGGGAGATAGAAAGTGCTTGCTGATAATGAAGAATGAATTCTTATTCAGAGCAATGCTATTGAAATTGTATCAGAAGAAGAATTATGCTTCACAACAGTTATTGCAAGAGGGTAATATAATTCCTGAAGATAAGCAGTTTGATATTAAAGGTATGCCGATATATAAGATGGGTATACCAGAGTCTACATCTAAGAAGTTGAGTGATTTTATAGAGTTTGATATATTAAGAAAGAGTTTTGTAGACCAAGTAGATTTGTTAAAGAAGTTTGTAATCTTTGAACGTGAAATCTATGCATCTATAAAAGCTAAGAATAAAGAATATCATAAACCTGCACGTATTAAGTCTCTTAGTAACTATAAGAATCCTATGAGTATTCAGGGTATAAAAGCATCTGTAGCTTATAATACTATAAAATCTAGAGATGAAGAAGGTATTAATCTTGAGGAGAGAAATACTGTATTAATCATCAAGGTTATTATAAGTAAAAAGAATGCTAATCTTATAGCAGAGACTCATCCAGAGCATTTCTTAAGACTTATGAAGCTATTAGAGACTAAAGGGTTTAGTGATATATCTGCTATAGCTATTCCTACTAATATAGAAATCCCTGACTGGATTATACCGTTTATTGATTATACTACAATCATTCAGGATAATCTTAGAAGTTTTCCATTTGAAGAAATAGGTATTAGTAAGATGGAGTCTAAGACTATAACTCATTCTAATATATTATCTTTGTAAGAGGAGAGTTAAAAGTAATGGAAGAATTGTTTAATACTATAAAGAAAGCATACGATACTCAGACTGATGAGGATATAAGAGATGCTATAGAAAAATGTAAAGAAATGTTTGTGGATAAAAATAAAGGAGGGATAAACTGTGATGTAGTAAATAAGATGAGAGAGTACAGTAATCATGAAATAAAAATGGTATTCAGTGATTCAGCTGATAGTTGCTGTGCTATAAATATAGGAGTACAGTATAAGGATATGGTGTTGAGCTTATCATAAAAGAGGGGAGTCCTTATATAGGACTCCCTATATTTTTTGGTTAAATTGCTGTGATACCATCAGAAATAGTGTAAAAGTAGTATATTTCGATTATATATTATAGTAGTGATAATAAGGTTGTAGACCGAAGATGAGTCTTACGTAAAACAGTGACCCTTATATCAAGACTTAGGAGGTCTTTTATCATGGAAAAAATGTCTTTGATCGTAAGCGTTAATGGTGTCAATATCTTCGACGAAAAATTTAGCGAAGAGCAGGCTCGTGTTATGGTCAATGAAATGGGTAATTCCTTTGTCGCCAATATCGGCGATTTGGAAAAGCTCTTTGGTTATACGGAAACGTATGTCAAAGAAGAGATCCAGCCTGGTGTGTTCAAATTTACCTTTACGGTAAATAACAAGCACAAGTATTTCATCTATCTGGCAGCAACGTCAGAACTCCCGGAAATTCCGCAGCACAAGTTCGGAGCAACGATTAACATCAAAGAGCTCAACAAAGAACTTGTATGTGTCCTTTGTGACACCAAGGAAGATCTGGATCTGTATCGCGATATGACTAATAAGTCCATAGCTGATTATTACAAGAAAGGAGGAATGGGAGAAATCGAAATGAGTTATTCTTATCCCGCATAAGCGGTTTGGTTATCTTTCGTTTTAAGTTATCTCTTTTCACATCTTAACTACTATTATGGCCTCCTTACGGGGGCCAAATTTTTTTGTCGATTTTTACATTTTAATAATATGGGCAATACCACTGAAAGGAGGTTATACTTGTATGCCAATGATAAATAATATGACCCGTCTATTAAATAAAGCAGAAAGAAGACTAGGAACCAAAATGCTTAATCTCCCTGAATCTATGAGTAAAGATGTATGGGGTAATGAAGTAATATTCGAAGATACCTTAGATACATTCTCTAGATTCTTTCCACATAAAATACCATATGTATTAGGCCCTGAGAATAAAAAGGGAGAATACTATTTAATAGATGAATCCATATGTGAAGGATATGAGATATTGGATGGTGGAGATATAGATTGGAAAGCATGGTCTGCACACTATCCAGGTTTATTATATGGAGGTGTAAATAGTTATGATATGATGACTTCAGGTATAGATTTCGAAACCTTAGTAGATGTACAGATGATGGCTGACCATGTATCTGCATTTACTAATGGTATATACCTAGAGTATCATTCTCCTAATTTATTAAAACTCAATATAGTAATCTCATCTTCTTTTTTAACTAATTTCCAAAGAATTCCTATAAATCTATATGTAAAACATGCTCCAAATCTTATGACTATAGATACAGGAAAGATGGAAGACTTTGAAATGTTAGCATTTAGTGATATAGCGACATTTTTAATAGAGCAATTAAAGATGTATGATGATACCGAGATTGCTAATATGAATATCAATCTTAAATTAGATACAATAAGAAGATATAGTGATATGAGACCAGAATTGATAGATAGATTTAAAGCCAACCATGTCAGTGCAGCTAACTTTGGTCAACCTATATTCTATACCATAAACTAATATAAAGGAGTGTAAATAATATGGATTTTAGAGACCATTTATATAGACCTGTAAATGAAGAAGTAGAACCAGAATACTTAGAAGAAGGGTTCTTCGGAGCACTTAAAAATGCAGCTGGTAAAGTAGGCAATGCATTTATGAAGACTGCACATGCTTCGCCATTTCATTTTGGCAATAATAATAATAATGCTCCAGCAGCTCCAGCTAAAGTACAGAAACCTTCTGGTTTCCAATTACGTCAAGCAGAGAAAGAGCGTAGAAAAGCTCTTATAGCTAGTCACCCACAAGTACAGAAATCTGCTAATACTGGGTTTATGAACTTTGCTAAGAGACACGATCCCTCTGCTCATACTACAGCTGAACAGCAAAAAGTAGCTGGATTGAAATATAAGAGTGCTGATTGGTATGCTCACCATAATAATATCAAGCAGAACTCTATAATGGGTCATGATAAACAAATTAGATTATCACAGCTTAGAAAGAAATTTGGTAGAACCAATTTTGTAAAAACTACTAATTTCACCTAATAAAATATATAATAAAGGAGTCACACCAGAATATGTTTAGAATTCATCTTAATGGAATTAATACTTACTGCCCTAGAGATTTTGAAAGAAATAAAGATAAAGATCGTAGAAATCGTGAAAATCTTGCAGAAGAATTCTCTGAGCATCTTAAGAAAATGAAAAAGAAAACGGAATCATCTAAATACAAATAAAAAAATAGAGTGCCAATTATGGCACTCTATATTATTTTTTCTCTTCCAATGCTTTATCAAAGAATCCTTTATCTCTCTTTTGAATACTAAGTGGTCCCTCGGTATCACAGGTATATTTCTTACTATCATTTACAAACTGTTGTGAAGTCATATCATACATATTCAATCCCATAGGAAGATTCTTAGTATAATACGCTAGCATATTAGATGCATAGTTTTGTATCTGAAAAGTACGAATTATATACATAAAATCATATACAGTCTGGAAGGTTAATACACTTATATTATCTGGAGAATTAAGATACATTTCCATACAAGGTATTATTTTATCACTATATAGTTTATGTACTCCTGGTTTAAATACTAGATACTTATTACCACTCATATCTATAGAGATAGGTTTAATAGTTTCATTCACATAGAGCTTATTATTTTCTCTATATTGAAACACTTCTTGAAAGTTTTGTATTATAGTTTCCAGTTTAGGAATAAGGAATACTCTTAGCATTTCCAAATCCCTACCTCTTACTATTATAGATTCTTTATATCCTCCTACTGCAGTAAGATTACTTATAGTAAGGAAAGCATCTATATTTCTAGTACCCTTTCTACAAACATTGCCAAACTTATCAAGATACTGTACTTCTCTATAGAAGTAATCCCTATTGCTACCATCATTACTATATTTATACAGTACTACATTCATAGATAATAGGGCATTACTTCCTAGATATAATAGGTTATCAGTGAATTTATTGTATAGTAGATTTTCTGCTATTTCCTGCTCAGTCACTGTGATTCCCTCCTTTAATTAATTATAAGTCTAGGGAGTATTAACAAATGACTGATTGAATCCGTATACGATAGTACCAGTATTTTGAGTATTTGTAGGAGGAACTGGAGATGGGATATTAGTTATAATTGGTGGTTGTGGAGATGGTACAGTATATGGAGGATTGGTTTGTCTTTGTATACCTTCCATCTCATCCATCCAATTATTATAGAATTCTACATCTACTGGCTCAGAGAATATATCTCCTACCTCAGTCTGATCAAGAGCAGTATCTATATTAAATCTCTCTTTATAATACTTAACCATATCGAATAGCTTTATCTTAGCATACTCTACTCTTAATGGATTGATAAGAATTCTAATAGCAAAATACTCTTTAGCCTCTCTATCATATAATGCAAATATCTCTGGGTTTATATAGAAAGACTTACTCAATACTAATCTATTGTTCCTCACCAATAACTCTGGATTACTTTCATCTATAAGATCTAATACTAGATATAGATTCTTATACATGGATTCATAATCTGGGCTAGCTTTAAGCTCTTCTAAGAATAAGCAACTCTCCTTTTCTACATTAGCATACACTCTATCTTTTTGTCTTCCAGATAATGGTTGGGTTAATACTTCTTGAGACCAATACTGTATAATATCTCTTCTAGCATTGTTGATAAGAGTATTAGTATTAGTAACCTGCTGTGGTAAGATATTATATATTACATTACCAGTGATAGAATTGGTTTCTCTATGAGTATTGAATCCTGCTATGCCATATCTATTATAGATATTATACAGTCTTCTGAGTTTAGTAGTAATGATCTTGATAAACTCAACCTCAATCTTTAATTCATCAACACTTTCTCTATTAGTATTGAATCTCTGGCAGATTATATTGCTAGCTTCAATCTCAGCACTTCTAATAATATTCAATACTATATCTGGATCCATAAGCATAGCAGTAAATATGATATATGGATTCTCAAGTTTGACGTATCTTATCACATCATTAAACTTAATAAGCGCTGATTTAAAATACTCCTTATCTGCTATAGGAGTAATATTAAACAGCCTTCTTATGAATAGATTATTCTTATCCCAATATACCATCTTACTCATAATAGAGAAGTTTCTTCCTACTTCTAGATTATGCTCCATATTAAACTGTATATCTTTGGTGTCTTTCTGTGCTAAAGACTCAGGATTTATTATATTCCCTCTCTGTATTCCTCCTCTAATAAAATTAGCACTAATCTCTAATATCTTACCAAGAGTACAATCTTCTCTTATAAATAATGCTCTAGTAGTAATATTAGAGGTATCAATATCGACAGTCTTTTCCACATTCTCTACTGGAATACCCATCTCTATCCAACTGATATCTTTAGGGCATTTCTTATACCCAAGATTACCAAATAGAATAGAGTTATACTGTAATTGAGTAAGTATATCTTTATATACTCCTCTACCAGCTTTGCAAGCTCTTTCATCAAATGCTAATCTCTCCCAAGATACAATGCATCTTTTGGTTCCACCAATCAAAATAGCATTCAATTCATTCATGATAATCCACCTCCATATATAATTTAACATCATCTTTTAAAGTATTAGTAATTCTCCCAACGGAAGATATCCAATCAGTATTGAACCATACTGTAGATTCACAATCAATTGTGTTAAGAGATAGTGAAACATCCCACGTTAGTTTATCATCAAACTCAAAGCTATGGCCTAAAGCAGCTGCACGACTACTAAAGTGAATACCATCATATCCTTTATCACACATAGCCTGATAATTGATGAGTGGGCCCATTGGATTATCATATACTGAGAGTTTTTCTAATTCACATGATAGATAGTCGTCTATATTATTTATTTCGTATACTTCAGTTTCTGGTTTAGGAATCAGAAGATATAACTCGTCTTCAATCCAATCTGGCATATTATAATAACACCATCCAATCCATCCTATATGAGATGGGTTATCTTTATAAGTACTCGTCCATAATGCACGTTTTGGTTTATTTGCTCCACGAGGGGTTAGATCGAATTCACATTTATTGATATCAAATCCATTCATCATAACTGCTTGTTTATATATCATTTGCTATTCCACCTTTATTACATAAAAAACTTAACACATAAAAATAGGATAGACCATATAGGTCTATCCCATAAATTATCTTATTTAACAACAAATATTGTAGCTATGATTCCTAATAAACCTCCTATTATAGTACCATCTTCAAATCCAGATTTGTATCCTTCTTTGGCGCAATCATATCTAGATTCATACTTAGCATCTTGAGAGATTCTTTGTGCTTCTCTATCAGCCTTCTTTTCGATATATTCATCGATAGCCTTAGATATGATAGAATCTACAATTGGGTTACCATTTTTTTCAACAATAGTCTGCATTATACCGTCTCCTTTAAAACTTAATAGATTAATATACTACACTATTATAGTATATAAGCATAGTAAAATTTACAAAAAGAAAGTGAGAAGGCATTAGCCTTCCCACTGTGATAAATAAAGCTACCAAATAAACATAGAGTGATAATAAATTGCGAAATAATTAAAACAACTTACAAAACGAAATACTGTAATTAATTACAGTACGGTTTCAAACTTAACGTCCTTCGTCAGAGAGTTAATCGTAACGATGGAAACATGCTTTACAGGATTCTGCGTAATCGGAGAAACCTCAGCAGCATATTTATATTCAGTACCATTAACTACTTTAGTACCAAGGAAAGCAAACGGCTTAACGTTAGAGCCTACGAAATATGCCATAGCACTTTCGAAAATAGCTTTAGCATCTTCCGGAATCTCAGTCTGTACGTCAATATGCGTACCACCAAGACGACCGCCACCTTCTACAACACTTTCAATATTGTAGCAAGTAACACCTTCCGGTTTTTCGTTGAACTTCAGAATTACTACATTCTTAGTATCAACGCCAGTAGTAATAGTCTGCTCAGCCATTACAGCATGATTAACACCATTAACTACCTGCTGGCCAAGATAAGCAAATGCTTCATACTCGCAGCCAAGATGAGTTTCCGGAAGTTCAGCAATAGCCGTAGCAATCTTCTGCGGGAATTCATTAACTTTTACGTCAATTTCCCATCCACCAAGTTTACTCATTTCAAATTCCTCCTTAGAGATAATTGAATAAATTTATATAGTGTTTCACACTACTATTTATATGTTGGAATGGTTGTATTTTTATATATGAATATATGCTCATCAGATAAATGAGGATTAACAGTCATTCTTTTATTTATCTTATTACGTAAACTATCTCTCTTATAGAAGTTCCTCTTTCTTTCCCAATAACAAAATCCATTATCCATAAAGAAATACATTAACCTCTTTAACTTGCCTTCAGCTAAAGTAAAATAGATTATATCATCTTTTTGTGGGTTTAAGATTTCTACTGCATTCTTAAGTAATACTTTTCCTAAACCAACGTTTCTATATGAATTGAATATGAATATGGTACATATCTTTTTCATCTTACTACCATCATCTTTTAATACAAAGAATCCATATAGAGCATCAGTTTTGCTATTCTTTAAGATAAATAGTCTATGTGGTCCATCATTATTTTTTATCTCTTTAGCTACTTTTTCAAGCCATTGTTTAGAATTTGGATATAGCTTTTTTATACTATAAACAAAGTCTATCTTCAATAAAGAATCAGTAAGTTCTTTAGGATAATATGATGGATCATTCTGGAATTCTAAATCCCCTTTGACTTCTTTTAATATAATTTCATCTTCGGTAAAATTCACTTTTCTCATATCATACCAACCCCTTTAATATAATATTTATGATAACTAAAAATACCCTTCTTCTTTTTCTTTACTACTTCAAATTCTACTATAAACTCTCGTGGATTTAATACGTCAAGGTTATTTTTAATAGTCATCTTAATCTTATCTTGCTTATTCATTGGTACCATAGATTTAGCCAAAAACATCATATAATTAGGATTATCAAATGGTGGAGGTGGAAACCATAATATAGCACCATCTGATGCTTTAGTAGCCATTATTTCTAAGAACTTCTCATTATCTTCTAATGATGTTTCTCCAGCAGTATTACCATTATTGAATAGATTGATTACATTGCTTATGGTATTCATCATTCCAGTATCTGGCAATATATTTATAGTTGGATATAGTTTTACTGGTCCTTGAGGAGTAGATACTGTAACAAGAGTCTCATTAAATATAGCTTTTCCTACAGATATCTCAGAGTCATTTACTTTAAATTTATTATAATACAGAGTCATAGTGGATAGATTATTATCTTTCATCTGCCTTATAAATGGGGAGAAATCTTTATTCTGTATTATAATATGAGATAAAGTAGGTTCATTCCATAAGTCATTGTATCCATAAGGGTTATAGTCATATTTGTGTATAGACGCTACAGTATTCCCCTTTATTCCTATTATAGAAGTATCTATAGATGATTGAAATAATAATCTGGGAATTATTATATAATCACAATTAGCAGTCTTGCACATTTCAAACAATGGTAAGAATGAATTGAAATCTAGTATACAAGTTTGAGGTATACCATAATTTATCATAAACTAAATCTCCTTTAATTTTGTAGAGAAGTAGAGATGACTCTACTTCTCTTTTATTATTTAATAGGTATGGATGCTCTTATTTTATCTACTTCTTTCTTTATCCATTCAGGCATTGGTCTTTCTACACTTACTATCATACGATTTCCATTTATTGTATCTGTATGATAGGCTATAACTTTTCGCATTTTATCAAATACAAGATTACCTTCTCCTTTATACATTGGAGTTCTATAAGTATTAAAGTACTCTTCAAAGTCTTCTAATGCTTCTTCTATATTAGCCATATTAAGCCATCTATGACAAAACTCAATATAGTTATAAGATGCAAGATTTTCTACAAATGTACCACCTGGTGCTATTCTAAGATATTCAGGATCATGATATGGTGCATCATCTATTTGTATCATACCAATTAATGTAGAAGGACTTGTATTAAACTCACGCATTAGAGATGGATACAGAGATTTATAATCCCAGTCATCAGCATTATTATATTTGCTGATAGTACCTAATGGAGTCTTTACCTTATTCTTATCGGATAATAAGTTAGGTCTAGCTACAAATGCACCTGGGAATTTCTCCGAAGGTTTTTCATTAAACTTATTCGGATTATTACCCATTATTACTTTCTCATGATGCATATAAAAGTCTGCACCCTTAGCTGCTAAGAAGTTAGTCTGTCTCCAAATCTTATCAAAAGACGTATTCATCTCGATAACATTGTTAAACATAAACTTTATATCTTGAGTAGCTATTTCAATACAAACCTGAACCAATACGTCTAAGATATTGTATATCCAGAAGAGTTTGTAATTCAGCCATGGGAACTTAGCGATATTAGTAGTAATCTCATGATAATCGAATTTATGCACTTTACACTCTGTACCACCAATATAATCCAATGAGAAAGACTCTATTGCTTTACCACCTTTACGACGAGATGCATATATAATCATATCATCCTGCCATACATACATAACTGATATATCCGCATAATCAGTTCGCTGTTGTGGGTCATTCTTATTTTTCTCATCTATAAACAATTCGAATACTTTTGGAGCGATTCTACTATCACATACAATATCAGCTGGATTATATCCTAATACTTTAATACGTTCAGTAATCTGAGCATAATCGTATCCAAATCCATTCCATGCTATTAATATATCAGGACTTAATTGATTAATCAAATCAAAGAATGTGATATACATTTCAATCTCAGTATTAAAGAATCCTATAGATAATTCTGGTGTAGCTATACTAGCATATTTATCATATTCTTTTCCTAATTGCTGTTTGATATACTCATGAACCTCAGCTTTAATCTTTTCGAAATTATCTTTAATAGAATTCTCTAATTTCTCTATTTGAGGATTCTTAGGATTTCTTACCATAAAACAATACACTGTATTAGTCTTTGGATATATAGCAGATATCATTACAGTCGGACATTCACCCATTACTGGATTATCATTCAATGAATTAATAATATCTGCTTCTGTATCAAAAAACATTACATCCAAATCTATTATAGGATTCTGATAAGTTTCATTAAACTGTATTCTTAAATAGTTCTTAATTGGTATATCTGCACCATAACTTCTTGGGTGTAAGAAGAATTGTTTATTTAATCTCCAATTCCCATCCTGAAGATTCTTATTATATAATGCAAGATTACCAGTCTCTTTTGCTATAGATTTAGTAATCTCAGAATACTTACAGGTTATAGGAATTACATCATCAAATTCAGCAAAGTGTGGATCTGGATGCCTACCTTCTTTTACTAAATACCATGTATATTCTGGTTCATATATCGTAGTAGCATGCTTTTCACCAGTATTATTATCTTTATATACTATAATCGCAAAATCTTTTGTACGTTTACCAGTCTCAGGATCTTTCTTGGCATATTGATAAATTACATTTATTATCGTAAGATTACTACCAGGCTCATAACCATCAACTATCAGCATATAATCTCCCCCTCTATATCATCATAAAAATGTCTTCAAAAGAGTCAATGTTAAAAAGCTATCACTCCTGTATGAGATAATACAGTATAGATCATAATTACAGAGCATACACTTAGTAGTATTTCAAATACAAAGTGTATTAGCTTATAATCCAATAAGGTCAATATCCCTCCTATAACTAAAATCGAAGTAAAAAAATGGAATTGAGTATCCAAGAATTCATGCATTGCTATTTGGTCAGAGATACTAGCAGTTAGTACCTCAGGATAAGCTACGAAGTTTATATCCAAAATATAATAGCAATACAAAAGATAGCATACTAAATAAGCGAAACAAACTTTAATAAAATTATTCTCACAACTTGTAATCATTATACTATCCACTCCATTTTTATAGTATATCATTATTGAAAGTTTTAACAAAAGTATAAAATTTTATAGAGGAGGTTTAACTTTGCTATGACTCAAATAGTTGAAATAGTCAGTAAAGATTCAGATAGAAATATTGGATTAGATGCTTCTAAAATGGTAGTTGATGATAATAGTAGTTCTGCTATAACACTTCCAGCAGAAGCTCCTAAAAAACGTGGTCCTGGTAGACCTAGAAACGATGGTAGTAGTGTAACTTATACAGATATAGTCACTGAAGATCGTGAGACTGCTAAACGTAAAAAAAATAATTATGAAAGTCAGTTAGAAAAAGGTTATACTGGTCAAGCAGCTTTACTTATGGGTTCTGTAGGTCAGGCTGATAATATTTATAATAACGTAGAGAATGAATTAGAAAAATATCGTAATAATAAATCATATGGTGGTAAAACACGTCAAATGACCGTAGCTTCTTTCTTAAGCACTCAAGTAGCTGCTATAGGTGCTAAAGTAAATGCTGTAAGAGAACTTAATAGTATGCGGCATAAGATTAATGACTTAGTAATGAAGAAAGAGCAGATGATGAAGGATTCGGGTGAAGAAAATAGTGATAAGAGAATACAAGATGCATTTTATGCTTTGGTTAATTCTACTCGTTATGGTCTCCCTTCCTTTAATCCTCCTTTGGCACAGTCTTCGATCAATACTGGTATTAATCTTTCTGGCGCTGTAGTTCCTAGTGCTCCTATAGCTCAAACTCCACAAATTATAACTGCTGGTGTATCTGGAAATAGTTTAGCAGACCAGCAATATGAAGCTTATAAACAAAACCTAAATCCTATTCAATCTAGAATGCTAGCTGAAAAGAATCCTAATATAAAAACTGTTGTTATATACGATCAGACTACAGGTAATAAAGCATTTGATGTAGTAGATGTATCCACTGGTCAGAGTGTACCAGGAATTCAGAGA